CACTGTCGAAAGTTCCGTTAACAACTACGTTAGGCCCATAGCCGTCCGTCATAGTGGCATTGCCAGCTCGGGCGTGGGTGACTGCGGAAGCAAAGGTAGACGTAGAGTTATTAGTAATGTACTCGTTGTCTATAAAGTTAAGTGCCAACTCAGGTTCATTGGCACCAACAGCATATTGAGACAAAGCCCGTCTAACAGACGTAGCTAGCCTGTTTAGTACGGCCCCAAACATTAGTCCATCTCCGAAACGTAAGCTGTACCTGATGTACCGTCGGTAATGAAGCTAATGGTGTCTCCTGAAAAAGTGTGGATAAATTCTACCGTGTTGGCAGGAATATAGTAGCTACTTGTAGTTGCAGTACCAGAGACGCTAATGTGTACGTCTGTAGTGGCAACAATACGAGTTACTCGTTGAGAAATAGAAGTAGAAGATGCAGCAGTACCAGACACAGAAACAGTTTGTGTAGCTCCGGGACGGAGACACTGGATAGGTGCTGAGTTAGTATCTTTAGCTAAACGTGACATGGATGTTCTCCTGAGTCAGAAAAGGTAAAGGGGCCATTGCTGACCCCTTGAGTTTTAACTTAGTCTTAGTTTGGCAGAGCCAGAACAAAACCAGCTTCAGGACGGTAGCACTCAACACCGTAGAGGGTGTCAGCAGTGTACAGAGTTGACAAGTGCTCCTGCTTGTACTGAGTCTGTGAACGTACAGACATCTGCTCAGCAAGGACGACAGCATCACGGTGGAACAAGAGTCCAGCACGTACTTCAGCAGCACCAGTAGCAGCGCCGTTTTCAGCAAGAGTCTCAATAACTTCACAGTTAGACGACACGTAAATGTCTACACCGTACAAGTTACCGATAAGGCCGCTTGCAACTGGTTGGCCGCTTACGAAGTCAGAAGACACGTAACGCTGAATACCGAGGATCTGGTTACGTACTGAAGGTGGAATTACCAAGCAACGGTTGTCCATAGGAACGTCGTTGTCGTCCATCTTCTGAATCATGTCACGGAAGAAGTCGTCAGTAAATACGTCAGCAGCAGTTACTGTGTCTTCAGCAAAAGCAACAGTTCCAACAGTATTGTCAGCAACATTGTTAAAGAAACAAGAGCTGTGTACGTAGCTGCCGGGAAGACCAGTGTGGAGTACGTTGGTAGAACCTATGGCAGCGTTAGCACCGTCAATACGGAAAGCTGTAGCAACTTGGTGGAGGTCAGTGTCAACCTTTTTAGCAAGTGCATAACCAGCGTCTTCAGTGTAGAACTGACGGAGGCTGTTAAGTGCCTGTACTTCTACGATGTCTTCGATAAGACGAGAGTACTCAAAGTGACGATTTACGTCAATTGTAATTTCGTCTTCAGTGTTTGCAATTACAGTAACCGCAGTGTCAGCGTCTTTAGGGTTTGCATCTGCACGAACGGGTACAGGAACGTGAATACGGTCACCCTTCTTGCCTGTCATAGTAATCTTCTTGACAAGCGGTGCCATCTTCAGGTTTTTCTGGTAAGCAGCAATTACTTCGTCACTCCAGATTTCTGGGATAAACGCTGATGCTTCGGTCTTAGCGGTAAAGGCCGCTGCTGCCGGTGAACTAGTATAAGTTGTAGTAGCCATGTTAATCTCCTAATAGATTATTTTACACGACCCTCTGCGTAAGCTGCCATGATTTCATTGGCTAAACTTTGGTAACGCTCTGGGTCGTCTCGCATTAGTTTAATAATGTCGGCCCTACGATATACTTTCTTACGTGTCCCTTCAGCACTACCTCGTGCGTTGCCGGTATTAGCTGACTTGAGTTGTTGCTTACGTGCTTGTTTTTCAACTTGAGCAGTTTGCTGAGTTACTGTCTTTCGTTCTTTCCAGAGTGTAAACAGTTCATCAGCAGCGTCAGCATTGTACTCTTGGTCAGCTTGTACAAACAACTGAGTCCTAATCTTTGAAGCTTTAATCCATTCTGCAAACTTAGAATCACCAAGGATCTCTTGCATATCTGGATGTTTGTTACTAAGGGTAGCCAAAGCAGCTTGTTGCTTGTACTGCTGTGAATACTCTTGTGCTTCTCTAATCTTAGGATGGTTCTCAATAGCACGATTGACAGCGCCTTGAGGGTCCGTAAAATAGTCTATATCGTCTTCAGGCTCAACATGTTGTGGTTGAGGTGCTGATTGTGTTTGAGTACTGATGTAATCATCCACGACTTTACGAAGTTCACCTACTTCAGAAGACTGACGACCAAGGAGCTTCTCAGCTTCCTGATGCATCTGTACTACTTCTTCTAAAGACTTGCCTTGGTACTTCTCTGGTAAGCTTGGTTCTTCTTGAGGTTGCTCAACTACTTCTTCTTGTTGAATCTCGTTAACTTCGTTGGTTTCGATCTCGTCCACATTCTCCTCTTCAGGTTGTGGATCTACAATCATTGCTCTTGACATTATTAAACTCCGTGATTATAATCATTGTGGAGGTTGTTTTTTACCTGCTTTTTCGTGCTCCTTCACCCATTTCATGTGTTGGCCCGGGAAGTCACCGGACGCACCTTCTAAGTGAAAAGACGGGGCAGACACTAACTTCGTAGCGTTGGCACCACAACCGCACCTACTGGTTGTAATACCTGACTCTACAAAATCTTCAAAGACATGACCATTGTCACATCTAAAATCATATACTTTATACATCCAAACTACCTGCTTCTTCGGCTACAACTTGTTCTCTGGCTGCTTCTATAGTAGACTGTAAGTTAATTATAGTAGCAAATGCAGCAACTTGGCCTTTACGAAAGAATAGTTCTTCAGCATCTTTAACCGACTGAATGTCAGCTAATTGAGTAGCATTGTTAGATATTTCTACTAAGAGTTGTTTGAAACCTTCGCTATTGAAGAGATCAAAGTAGTTGTTGTAGTAAGTTTCAAGCTCTGGTGTCATAATATCTCTTTGGTTAAACTATAGTTATAGTATAGCATACTTTTACACAAATGTCAAGCTTTTCTTGTAGTCTTTCTACGTCTACCTGAAGCTGTGACTGCGTGTTTAATTTTAGCTGGTCCTGTTTTACGTCGTGCTGATGAAGCCTTTTCAGCCTTTGTCATTTTTGCAGCAACGGCTTTGGGTCTACAAGAAGGATACGGACGTTTGCTACCGCCCTTTGCAGACTTACGTCCACAGGGTTTACCTGTCTTTACGTCAATCCATTCTTCTTTGAACCACTTTTTAAGGGCAGCACCCTTCTTACTTTTTCTTACGGCCACTTTTGTTACCCCAGTTCTTTGCACCTACCTTACGGCATTTAACTACAGCACCTGAAGCATACGCAGAAGGCCAAACTTTGTATCTGGATTTAACCTTCTTTGCACAAGCGTCGTTAGCTTTTTTACTTTTTGTTTTTGGCATAGCTAACCTTTTTACCTGCTTTTTTTGCAGCGTCTTTAGCTTTTTTCTTACCTGCTGCTGTATATGCGTATTTTTTTCCGTTTACCATTGGCATAAAAATCTCCTTACCATTTCTTACACGACCAGTATCGTGCTGTTAGTTTACTAGGTGGATTAGTGTCGCACTTATGACGTGCCCTAAAGGACTTACGTCGTGCTGGTTGATCCTTCTTGATGGTCATCTTAGCGTCACCAAATCGGATAGTCTTAGTCTTGTCACCTTCCTTGGCAACTACTACAAACTTTTTAGTAGGATGATTAGGAGTCCTTTTTGGTTTGTTGTACCCGCTTACTCCTGCTCGTGCTAGCTTTGGGTCTTTCGACTTTGGCATTACTGAGTTCCTCCACCTTGCGTTCCAGCTCCTCCAAGCGGTTCCATTGGTCTTGAAACTGCTGGCTGATTTTGTCTGTTAGGAGTTGAAACTCTCTGGTTGTCATTAACATTGTTTTTACCTTCTATTTGCTTTTCTTTAAGGAGAGTTTCAGCAACGCGCATACGTCGTTCAAACTCTTTATCTTCAGCGTCACCTTCTTTTAGGTTACGAGTAATAGCATTAATTTTGTCAATCTCAAGTTCTTGCGGTACAGCCATAGCTTCAGCAGCAAGCTTAGACGCCCTAGCGTTAGACTCTTGAGCCTGAGCTGACAGTGCTGCTGTCTGAGACTGCTGGAACTCCAGTTGTGCTTGTTGTGCCATTTGAGCCATCTGCTGTGCTTGTGGGTTAGGCTGCATTGCTTGAGCCATAGCCGCTAACAACTCTTCACGGTTAGATAAGTTCATGTTGTCAATAATTGACTGGATCAGTGTGTTGTACAACGGTGACTGTCGATCCATAGTCTGCAACAACTGTACAAGCTGTGTGACTTCGTACTCTCGTGCAATAATACCAAGAGTACTGCTTGCGTTGAACTTGTAGTCAGCAACAGGGTAGTTCTCAGGATCAAACTGCATATAACGATAAGCAGCTTTCTTAACAAACGGGATAAGGAATGACTGCTGGAAGTTAATCAGAGTACGCTTATGGCGTTTAATAATAGCCCCAAGAGACATAGAAATACCGGCGGCAGTAGCCTCGCCATTAACCTGACCAGCAATTCCTGCTGAGTCCACGGCTCCGGTAGCCTGTTGTACCATCTGTTGTAGCGCTCCGGCTTGTGCAAAGGTAATCTGACTGACTTGTCCGAAGTTAAACGGTTGCAGTACTTCACGAGGATCTCCGTTAGTTAATATCATCTTACCGGGTCTAATCTCAGGTTTAGCACCTCGTGGTAGACGAGTAGCATCAATAGCCATCATTGGATGAATAGTAAGGCTTAGTGCGTCGATTCTAGCTCTTAACTCAGTGTCAAGTGCTTTCTGGCTGTTGTAACCTTTTTCACAAACACCACGACCCCAGAAGCGACCGGGTACTACGTCCCAAGGAAACGCTACTACAGGACGATCTTCCATCATGTAAGGGTTAGCTTCAGCCTTAAGCAAGATACCCCCGTTAGCAATCACTACAACGGCTTCTACGTACTTTGAATCTGACCCTGCCTCTGCTACCTCTTCAGAGTCATCGTCGCCTGTAGCGGAATCTAGAAGCTCTCGTGGCACTAAACCGTAGTACTTAGTTAAACGTACCTTGTCGTCGTTGTAAATAGTAAGGTCTTGATCAGGCTCAAGGTCAGTATCGGGAGCAGCAGGACCAACGTATTCATCACGATATACGCCTTGTTCTTGTAGTAGTTCTACTTGGTGTCGGCTAACAAACTCATCAATAGCCACACCCATAGCGTCTTCAACTGACGTAGCAACAGGATCAATCAAGAAGTTCTGTGGTAGTACAGGCTTAAGCTTTACTTTAACACGGTCAGTAACACTTACGCCTACTGCTTGTAAATCACCACCCATAATAGGCTGTGTTGCTGGAGCCATCTCTTTCATTTCTTCAATAACAATCTCACCAACACCTGTACCAAATACAGCAGCGTTGATCAAACATTCAGCAACAGACTTACGAATCATACAGTCTTCAAAGTCTTCGGTTAGTTTGTTACGAAGGAACAGTACGTCCTGCTTGTTTGTGTCACCTAGGTTGTCAGCAACGTCAAACCATTTACCACGTCCAAAAGTAGCTTCTTCTAGTTCTGCTACGTTAGACTCAACAGCTTGCTGTAGTGCAGGAGAAATAATACGGGAACGCTCACTGCGACGCTC